CGGCTCGGGCCACTTGGGATCGGGCGACGAATGCGGCGTTGAGGAACGCGATCAGCGCGGCCTCGACCTTGGGGAATGACACGGCTTCCATGCGTCACCCCTTGTCGTGATTGGCGAGCGCCCTCAGCAGCGTGTTGTGCTTCGCGTTCTCTTCGGCGGCCTCGGCAGTCGTGACGACCACCGCTGTACGGGCTCGCTTACGACCGCCCGCGACACTCGAGCGCGCCTCGACACCCTCACCCGCATCGGCCGCGATCCTCTTGCCGATCTCGAGGAGATGGCGTTGCACCGCGGGGAGTGTCCGAATCTGCGCGAACGCCTTGCGACTCCACTTGATCCGGGGGGTGGCCATCAGCCCTCCGCGCGCTTGAGTCGCACACGGCCGCCCGGAGCGAAGCCGAACGGGCCGGAGTTGAACTGCTCGACGACGCCCTCGACCTTGTACTCGACGCCGCCGACCTCTACACGGTCCTTGGCGGCAACGGAAAAGCCGGGGGGTACATAGAGGTCCAGATCCCATGTGACGGCCTCACGACCGGCAAGGAATGGCTCTCCGGTACCAGCAGGCGCCCATCCGTAGACGGGCGTTGCGATCGGAGCGGCCCAGGCGTCGACAGGCTCATTCAGGTCGTCGACTGCGCCGGCCTGGTAGACCTTGACGCCTACCGAAAGGGGCATGGGGTAGGCGCTCACAGGTTCAACTCCCACCAGTTCAGCGGGGTCACCTCTGCGTCATCGTACGATCCAAGGTCGATCGAAAATGCAACCTGCCCGCTAGAGCCGAGAATCTTGCGGTCCTGCTTCGACAGGTAAAGGTTGCCCATCGGGTTGGCGAGCGTCCCGCCATGCTGGAACGGCCCCGCGGTGTTCTGCACCTGCGAGAAGCCTTCGACATTGCTCGTGACCATTGCCCGCTTGACCATCGCGCAGGCCACGAGCCGGGTGATCTCCGGAGCGATTTCGTCAGCCCCGGCCACCTCGGCACGGATAATGACCGAGGCGTCGTCTAGCAACGCCCCCGCCGTAGCCTGCTCCGCGGTAGAGAGGGGCCGCCACCGGGCCTCGAGGTCGGAGACCTCAGCGAATGCCGTCATGACGACCCCTCTCGATCACTTCTTCTCGGTCTTGCGAGGCCGTCCGGGGCCGCGCTTGGGCGGCTCTACGTCGACCCAGCCCTGCGCCCGGAGGCGAGCCTCAAGCTCGCCATCCGCGCGCACGACCGTCCCCGCGTCACATGTCAGGCGAGCCATCAGCCGGCGGTGTGGTTCGTGTACTCCACGAACGACGCCGTGTCGTTGATGAGCAGGCCATACTCCGCCTCGGCGCGGATCGCGACGAGGTTGTTCTCCCAGAGGGAGGTGAGCGCCCCGTTGATAGTCACGGTCGCCTGCGTCGAGACGTCGTAGGAGATGCCCCCGACGACGCCCCACACGGCCTGCGTCCAGTCGCCGCCGTAGCCGACGATGCCGCCGGTGTTCGGCGTGCCCGTAACAACCGCGGTGGTGAGGCCGTCGCCGAGGAAGGTCGGGCGGCCGATGAGGCGGCCCGGCGTCACGGCCGAGACCGTGTTCTCGAGCGGGGTCTCCACGAACAGCGGACGACCGTTGTTGTCAACGGCGCCGAGGAACGTCGGCTCCACGACGCGGTCGAAGGCGAAGCCGTTCAGCTTCTTGCCGTCGTCCACAAGGAGCTTGAGGCCCGCGACGATGTCGCCGTAGACGCCACCGTTCGCCTTGGTCGTGGTCCCGAGCTCGACCGTCTTCGTGGTCTGGTCGACGTACTGGCCGAACGGGGTGTTCGTGCCGTGGAACGCAGCAGCGTCGAACGCCGTCGCGAACGCCTCGGCGATGTCCTCGCGCAGGAGAGACATGTAGTTGGCCGGGTTGGCGCGCACGACCTCAGCCGAGACGACGGCGATGGCCGCAATCTTCTTCGGCGTGATCGTCTTGATGCCAACGGCACCCTTCGACGCGGGCTTCTGCGCACCCTCGGCCACCCAGCCGGCCGTGGCCTTGCTGGTGACGACGGGCACCTCGGCGCCGTTGATGCCGAGCGGCACCTGGCGGGCGAGCTGCATGAACGAGGACGACTTGCGCGCCTGGTCGAAGTACGCGGCAGCCTGGTCCGGCTTGAGGAAGCCAGCGAAGTCGCTGGTCTTGCTTGCGGCGGTAATCGCCATGAGGACTCCTAGGAGGGGAGGGGCATCACTGGATGCCGAGTGCGTTCTTGAGCGCCGACTCGATGCCGTCGCCATTCAGCGCGAGCGGGGGCGTCTTGCCCTCACCCAGAACCGCGACATGCTTTGTCGCAGCGGGCGCATCGCTCTGCGCCTCGATGAGCTTCTGGACCTTCTCCGCCTTCGCCGTTAGCTCCTCCTCCGTGGCCCCCACGACGAACTCGTGGTAGTCCTCGGGGATCCCATGCTTGGCGATGACCTTGGAACGCAGCGCGTCGGCCTGAGCGTCAGCCAGGGCCCTCTCTGCGGCTTCGGCTCGCTCGGCCAGCTTCTGCGCCTCGGTCTTGGACGCCTCTTCGATCTCAGACAGCCGCTTGGCGGCGGTCGAGTTCTCCTTGGCGCGGGTCTCCCACTTTCGAGCCTCTGCCTTCCAGTCCGTCTCCTGTGCAGGAGTCGTCTCGGTGGCGGTGGTCTCGGTGGCGGTCACCTCTGCGGTAGCGGTCTCGTCGCTCATCGGTTCCTCCCATGCGGGATCGCCCCATGACCCGTGCGGGCGCCTGGGGAAGTGTTGTGGGGTGGTG